TCTCCTTTTTTAGCATGCCCATTGTAGCTAACATCTCCATACGTTTGCTCAACGGCAACATAAGCTGCGTTGTTGTTAGTACAGAATGAACGTAATGATACTCCTTTGTCTTCGAATTTGCGATACAATTTAAAATCATAACTTACATCAATTAATTTTTGAAAGTGTTTTTGTGGTGCTTCAAATCTAACACCTATTTGTACTGGTTTAGATTCAGTTGGAAGATCATATTCCTCTGCTAATTGTTTACCAAAATCAATACCACTTTTACCTACACCAAATATAAGTTTATCATACCTACGTTCATATTCTAAATCTTTAATTAATGATTTACCTAATACCCTTTCATTTACAAAATCAATAGCATGTACTTTAGTTTCCCATAAAAATTCTACACCACCCTCTACTAAAAAGTCATACCAATTTTTACCTATTTCGTGTAAATAATCAGTACCAACGTGCCATACTGGGAATAATCTTAAACCAAAATATGGTTTAATAAAATCTGGTTCTGCTATAGGATTTGAACATTGTACTTCTTCTGGTTTAGGGTGAAAGCGTTTAAAATTATTAATTACTTGATCAAATAATTCCATTGCTTTTTCTTCACCTACATATTTACTTAAATGACCTCCAATTGATGTGTGGTATGTTAATTTACCATCAGACCAACCTCCAGCTCCTAAAAAGCCTGTCATTACTTCTTCATAAGGTCTTAAATATGGATCTTTACCCATATCAATAATGGTAATTTTACCATTAAATCCCTCATCAATTAATTTAGTAGCAGCATTTACATTTGCTACTCCTGCTCCAACCATTACTACATTTGTACTCATTTTATCTTAAGTTTTATTGGTTACAATATACGAAAACAAAATGTGACCTCCAAATTGGAGGCCACAGATCTCTATTTATTTTGAAAAAACACCCGGCTATGAATCGAGCTATAAATTAACAATTACAACATGAACAATCACATGATTTTCCACATTTACATTTTTGACAATTACATTCCATTTTTATAATTTTTTATTATTATCTACCATGTATCTTCCACCCATTATTACCCCCATTAACTGAACCAGCTGAAAAGGATGGTAAGGTTGAAACTAATCTAGTTCCTGTATAATCTACAGCCATATTATATACTGATATTCCTCCTCCAACAACTAAATCTATAACTGATTTAGAAAATGGTTGACCAGTTGCTGGATTGGGAATGAATACACTTTTACATGGTAAACCTATATCATTAGCTAATTGGTCAAACCCTGCAGGATTTGTATTATATACTAAAATATTACCATTATTTGAACCAAAATTTGTTGAACCTAATATTACAATACTCATTAGTTTAAAACCTGCTCCATTATTAACTCTATGCCAAACAAAATCTTGTTTATCATCAGTCCATTCATGTCCTCCTTCAACCTGAAAATTATAACCATAATAGGGTTGAGAACCTGTATTAACTGTAGCATGAGAGCCACTATGTATAATTGATGCTGAAACATTGTATTTACCATTAAAATATTTTGTTGATTCACTTACAGCACATGAATCTAAAGAATAAGCTCCAGCCATAGTGTCATTGTCATTTCTTCCAGCATATTTTAATGGTCCATCTTCAATAGTTGTCGACCCATTTCCAAATCCAAATGAATGACTAGTATTTAAGTAATCTGCCTCTACTTGTAAAGAACCCGAAAAATAAGTAAGTACACCTCCACTATTTACTTTTGATTCCCACCACGTACTAATAAAATTTTGACCATACCAAGTTGGAGTATTATTATGAAGAGGAGGTGTCCACCCATTATTAATCTGCCCTACACTATGTAAAAAGCTTGATGATTTTGAAGTTATAGGTGTTGTTGCCATATTTTTAATTTTAATTTACCCGTTCCTTTAATGACACGATGCCATTGATGTCTTTTTATAAATATACGTTCGTTTAAGGAAGATGGTAATTTATTATCTAATTGTAACATCCAATCAGTTTTACCTATTATTTCAATAGATCTATCTTCATCATCACGATGCCAAAGTAATTCAATAGGATCTATATTTTCACTAAATTCTCTTATAGTGTATTCTTTTGTAACCTCTAAGTCTTTATAAGGTTTTATTTTGTTTTCCCCCATTTTTTACCTTTACCTTTATCTTTACATTTAGAAGGAGTAGGTCTACAGGATGGATATTTTGCTCGTTTTTCACCTTCTTTTCTACCACAAGATTTATATTTCATCTTGCCTGTTTTTTTATCCTTTCTTCCAGTATTACAATCAACCCATCCCCCTCCTTTACCTGGGGCTCCTTGTCTTTTAAACCATTTATTTAAGGATTCATCAACAACTTTTTGAAGTCTTTTATACCCTGAGCCATAAGGTGATGATTTTCCATCATGATTATCAACTACATTTTCTTTAACTCCCTTCCAGATATTTCCTTTTCTACACCTTACTACAGCACCTGATTTATAAGCAGAGGGTTTGTCAAATTTACGATCGGCGATACGTAAACATCTATCCCTTTTTTTCTTTTTTTCAAGAATTACTTCTCTTATTATGTTATTTAATCTACTCATTACCAAAAACCACTAAATGATGATTTTAATCCTAATAATTTAGCATATCTAGGAAGTCTACAACTCCAATACCCTGCTTTTGTTCTGTCTTTTTTCTGTGAACATTTATGTCTTTTAGCAAATGCAGAACGTGCTTTTGAGTCATTTATTTTTGCTCTTAAACCACCAGATCCAAATCTAACAGTTTTAACTTTTTTAGTTTTAGGATCTTTAACATATACTTTATAAGCTTTTCCACCTGAAGATGAGCGCATTGGTTTTCCTATTGGTCTATTGTCTTTTTTCTTAGCTTTTTTCTTTTTTGCTTCTATAATATTAACTATTCTTTCTTCAATAGATTCAAATTTCATATTATCCATTTCATCACGAACCCATTCTTTCTCATTATCACCTAATTGGTCATAATCCATTCCGAATTCCATATTCGCTAACTCATCTTCAAGATCCATTTGCTCATTTAATTCAATAGGAAAATCTAATGGTACTTTTTCACCTTCAAACATACCATAATGTCCTAAATCAGTTTCTATAAGAATTTCTTTATCATCTCCTATTACTTCAAGTATTCCTCTACTATATAATGACCTTGCTTCTGCAAATAAATTAAAGTATTCTTGTGAACCTGCCCTATATAAATGTTCAGTTAACGGTCTATTATTGTCCATATGGAATTTTAATCCTTCAGACAATATAGCCTTTGGAGCTTTATTTTCATTAAGTACTAACGCAGTACTTTTAGTTTTACATGAGCCGCATCCACATTTACACATAATATTATTAATTAAATTTGTTATAAGGTAAAGTTATGTTTTTACCTACTAATTTTCCATTTCTATATAATGATTTTTCAGTTTGAAGTAAAGCTCTTAAACCTCTTGTATTTCTTTTGGTCATATCATGTCTAATATTTAATACAGGCATTGCTCCATCTTCTTTAACATCTTCTATATCTTCATATACTTTTGAAGCTTCAATAATTAAATCATCTCCTTGTAATGAAAAATCACTTTCTTTAAATGTACCCATAACAACTGGTACTTTATCATTACCAAATATAGCTTGATAAGTATCTATTTCAGGTAAATCACTAACTATAACCCCTGGGATTTTTTCATTTGTTACTTTATTCCACATTCTTATAATAGTATCATCTTCATTTCCTCTTTTATCTACTAAAGGTTTGTATGAAATTTCATCTCCTAATTTTCCTGATATAATAGCATCTAATAAATTCATTACTTCATCTTTAAATCTTACATCTGCTGATTCCCAATAAATAGCATTCATTTTCTTTAATGATACACCACCTAAATCTTTTTCTCCTCTGTAAAAATTAGCATCTGATTTTGAATATGCTGTTGTTGAAGTTCCTGTTCCTTTTGTTTCAGTAACATCATTCCATTCTATTGATCTATTTCCATCTGTTATAATAATATTTTTAGGACCATCTTCAAGATATTTATTTATATTAGTTACAAATATATCTTCATTTTCTAATCCTGCTGATTTTTTACCTTGAATTCCTGATGGTTTAACAGCTATTTTTACATCACCATAAGATATATAACCTAAACTTGAAAATGAAGAAGGTTGGGGATTATATTCAAATCCCTCTAATTTTTCTATATTATCAATGTATGATTGACGTTCTTGTCTAGGAACTAATAAGTGAAAATTTAAACCTTTATCTTTAAAAGCCTCATCATCTAATTTAAAAGTATCTTTTATTATTTTTATAGCTATGGCTTTATCTTCAGCTTTAGTTTCATTCATAATACCAGTTACCATTTCGAATAACATTTTTTTATCATTAGGATCATCCATATCTGGGTATCCTTTAGGAAATTTATATGCTACACTATTTAAAAATGTAATTAATGGATCTATCATATTTTTATACTTCTATGTCAACATCAACGTCTGTTTCTTCAGCAGGTATATCTTCACTACCCCCACCATCAACATTAACGTCTGTTTCTGATTTTGATTTAGGACCATAACGTAAAATACGACCTATAGCTTCTGCTGCTCTTTCTTCTTCAGGTAAATTAAGTAAATAATATTTTTTACCCTCTATTTGAGCAATCCAACTTCTAGAAGAATAAATAAGATAAAATTCTTGATCATTTTTCAAATTAATTCTAAATGTTGTTGGTCTAGGTGATACCCAACCTATAGATGATAGAAAACTATCAAAATCATAAGTTAGTAAATTAATAATTACTTCTTTTAATTCTGGAAATTTTGTAAGTTCATCATACTCAACTGCTGCAGCTTCTCCTTGCTTAACACTAGCATAGACTTGAGGAACTAATACTCTGATTTTCTCTCTTAACTCCGCTGCTGTCATTTTTACTTTTGTTTTGCTGTTGGACCTTTTCCTCCGCCTTTTGATTTATATGATGCTACTGCTCCTGCTATTGCTGAAGCTGCTTTTTTAGATTTACCTTGTTTTCTAATTTTTTTAACTAATGAATCATATGATTCTTCAATATCCTCTTCATAATCTCCATCTGCTAATTCACCACTATCAAAAGGATCTCGACTACTTTCAGCATCTCTTCCTTGCATGTGTTTGTCTGCTCTTGCGTAGGCGTCTTCTTTAACATCTTTTTTACCATCTTGATTTTCATCTTCAGCATCGATTTTTTTATCCCAAAATCCTTTAGGTAAACCTTCTAATATTTTTGAAATTCTATCTTTAGTAGTATTTTCATTTACTTTAGCAGCATCAAAATATTTTGCTGGTTTAATATCTACTATTCTTTGCACACCTGTGTCAAACCATTTTCTAATTGCATCATCAACATTTTTTCCACCTAAAAAGAAACTTAACATATCTTCTAAACCTTTAGATCCTTCTTTTGTAAAGTTATCAAATTCTTCATCTGAGCCAAATTCCATTTTATCATCAGATGTAAATAAATATTCTGGTTTATTTTGCATATTAGACATTGAAAATGGCATTGCACTACCTTCATGCCCACCCATATGTCTTTCTCTTAAACTAACTACATCTGCTCTTGGTGTTTCATTATATCTAAAGAAAATAACATATCTCTTTTTATTACCCATTCCATCTTGTGCTAATACTACTTTACTTGCAAATGCTTTTCCATTATAAGCACGGCGCCATTTATCCATATTCATATTTTCTGTAATTTTTTCATTTTCATCAATAGCATCTGTAGCTATATCTACTACAGCATCAATTTGTGGTTCTTTAATTTCAAAATCAAGGTAATGTTTAGCCCCAACTAATGCATCTTTTGCCTTGAATACTTTTGCTTGCCACCATGATGGGAAATCTACTTCTCCCATACCATCAAATTTATCTATCATACCATATAACTCCATAGCATATTTACCAATTCTATATAAATCAGCTTTTAACATATGGGGTTCATTATCTTCATGACCTATATCTAAATCTTCTTCTAAGTTTGAAACGTCATGTTTTTTATATTTGTCACCATCTTTTCCTTTAACAACTTTTTCTTTAAGATTTTTTTCTATGGCAGCACCTCTAGTTTTTTCATAATCTGATAATTTGCCATCTTTATTTAAATCTGCTTTTTTTGGATTTTTTAAAGAGTCTTTTATTAATTCTGTAAGTCTATTAGGTTTTGCTTTCATTGATTCTGTTTTGTTTTTTACCATATTAGTAGCACGACCATACATTACTGCTTCGGCATCTTTACCATACTTTTTAACAAGACTACGTTTATTATCCTTCATTTTCATGATAATATCTTCACGGTCTTTTACCTCAGCAGGTGTAAGTTTGCGTTCGTGTACTTTATCCATTATTAAAGATTTATTTTATTAGCCCTGCTAATTTTTTAAATCTTTGTACTTCTTGTAAGTTTAATGCAGATTCAGCATCTAATACTCCAGCTACATCACTTTCACCTCCAGTAACATCTAATTCTACTTCATTAGTAGCAACAACGTGTGCTCTAGTGTAATAAGTAATTGTATTTCCAATTTGGTCAAGTAATTTTTCATCACCCATACCTTTAGCTTTTTCTTGGGCCTTAGTTAATAATCCTAATACAGCTGCTGTTTCTGAATCTTCTCCAGCTAATTCTGAATCTACTTCAATTTCTGATTTGTCGGATACATCATCAACAGTAACGTCATCTTCTACATCTACGTCAACATTAACATCATCTTCTACATCTACATTAACATCTTCTTCTTCTGCTTCTTTAAGATCATCTTCTTCATAAGTAGAACCACGCATTCCTTCATCTATCTCTTCACCACGCATTGCTTCATCTACTTCCTCACCACGCATTGCTTCATCTAAATCTTCTTCATTTAATCTTTTCTTCATTGCCACCACAAATTTTTCGATCTTTGTAAGATAATCTTCATGATCTTCACGTGGTAATCCTCTCATAAAATTAGCAATTTCTCTCATCTGTTCATTGTAATCTTTTCCATCACCGAATTCATTTAATGTAGTTTCATTAACATCATCTTTAAAGTCTTTTTTAAGTTTAGATAACTTATCTTCATTATCTTTAATATCTTTTTCAAGATCTTTAATATGGTCTCTATCATCACGGATAGCACCTTCCATACGTTCTTGTTCTTCTTTGTTTCCTTTTTTAGAATCTTCATCTTCTCTAAGTAGAGATGACTTGATAAATTCTTTTAATTCAGATTTTTTCATTATTTTTATTTTAGTTGGGTTTATTTATAAATATATAAAAATTATTAATCGTTTATTTTTTATTATTTTTTTCTTTTAGTTGATTTTTGTAAACTTCTTTTACTAGTTTTTCTAACTTAAGTAAGTCAGGACCTGCTGGTTTTTTTCTTGGTTTTCCATCTGGTGTATAACCACATGAACCTTCATTGATTTGACTTATTATATAATCTAAAGCAGCCTCTTTATCTCCATTGTGTAATTGATCAACAACTTTTTGACCTATCTCTGCATATTCACCATTAGTCTGTGAAGGACGTTCTCCAAACTTACTTTTAATATCTAAATATCCTGAACCAATTATAACTAAGTCCTCATCTGGATCGTCTAGATCTTCATTTAATCTATCAAATTTTGAAGATTTTTCAAATTCATCTCTAGTTATTGGATTTATCTTAATATAATTTTTTACACCATTTTTACCCATAGTATAAGTACCAGTTTCATCAGTTATTTCTTCTCTACCTATTGCTTGATCATATGTAAGTTGTGCTTTTTCTTTTCCTTTATTTTTTATAAATCGAATAGCTTCTTCGTGGAAATGAATTTCATCAGCATATTGGTCTGATATAGGACCACCTTCTGGTTCTGCTTCCTGTTCCATATCTCTATAAAGTTGTTCAAGATTTCTTTCTAAATCTTCTAACTCATACCCATCAACTAAATCTGCTGATTTTTGGTGTAATTCTTTTATAATATATTTTGTTCCTGATTCTAAACTATTAAAATCATCTAATTTTTTTAATTCTTTTTCTTTTCCATCTTTATCAACTGCAATTACAGAATCAATAGTAGATTTACCCATTCCATCATCACGTTTGCCTGCTAATTTTTGTTTTAGTTCAGATTTAGCTCTTCTTTTACTAACAAAGGCTTCTTTTATTTCTTGAAGTTCTTTAGGGGTTGCAAAAAATGAAACTGAAGCTGCCCATGATCTATCATCATCAATATCGGTTTCATAATCAGAAACACTTCCATACTCATAATCAAATTTATTAGTTATTTTATTTACTTTTTCAAATGCTTTTTGTAATTTTAAAATATCATCATTTTCAAAGTAATGATAACCTCTACCTGACATTCTTATATAATATCCTTTTCTACCATCTGACATAGAGCCTCTAACTCTATCATCAAATTCTAACCCTGTTTCATCATTTATAGTTTTTACTAATTTTTTAAGATCATCTTCTTCTTCCATTTCATAAGGAGAAAGAGAATTTTCATTTAATTTAGAATATGATTCTTCTAAATATTGTTTTTTTAAATAATTATGTATACTGAATTTTTCCATTATAGGTATGTTTTATATTGTATAAATATATAAGAATTATTTAGCATTATTAATTTTTAAACTCTTTAAATATTCAATCATTTTCTCAAGACCTAGATCTACTCTTTTATCATCTGGTTTTCCTACCCAAGTTTCTATATCTCCTTGTTCTGTAATAAAATTGTCATTAGTTACTAACATTTCTTCTTTTACCCATAAACTAAATTCAGAAATTAAATTATCAATTTCTCCATTATGTATTTTATTATGGTATTCTTCCCATACCCCATTAGCTTTTAAATCATTTTCAAATTGAATAACACAACCCCAACACATTTTATGTAGTTTATAATAATCATTATCAAACCTATGCTTCATTACTGTGTTACAGTTAGGACAAAAAATTGGAGTTTTTCCTAATTTTTTTATTTTATCCAACTTAGTAATATTTTGTTTTATACCTTCTTTAATAGTCCAAGTTTTACCACTTTCTTCCCATATATCTCCTTCTTCATAAAATGATTGTTTTTTTGAATAACCAACCCCTTGAGTTGTTTTTTCTCCTGTATTTCCTGTAATTAAATTTCTAGCTCTTTGAACATCCTTTTTACTCCATTCTTTTCTTAAAACATTATCTGACATAGCTTTTATTTTTTATATCCTACTGCTAGGGTGTTTATTTTATCTTTTGGTTTTTGTTCTTTTACTTTAGGTAATTCAGGTAATTGAGTTAAATATAATATTGATACTTCTTGAATTATAAAATTTAATTGTGTATGTGATAATTTTTCATCACTATATAAAGTTTTAATAAATTCATATGTTTTATTTAAAAAAAATGACATTGGGGGATTAACAGAATTAGAATTTTGTTTTAATTTTAATAAATACATTTTAAAATTATCTAATTCATCTTTTGAAAATTTTCTATCTAAATAATAATCTTTTATTTTATTTATAATTGATTTTAATTCTTTAGCTTTTACTAAATTATTAATAACTTTTTTTACTTTTGGGGTTCTAACATTATTTGATTGGGGAGTTGGTAATGATGAAATTGTTTCATTTTCAACAGGTAATGTATTATTATCTTCTTTTATAGGGTATATATTTATTTGTTCTAAACCCTTTATTACACATTTTAAATATAAATTATTAATTTTATCATCACTATATAAATTTTCAATAGCTGAAATAAATTTATTTGTAATTATACCTGGTGTTAAAACTTGGGCTCCCATCATATTAGTACCAGTTTCTAATGTTTTACATCTATTTATTATAAATTTTAATTCTTGTATTGAAATAGTATTTTTTAAAAATTGTTGTTCTATAACATTAATTAACTTTTCTGCATCTGTTAAATCATATATTTTAGGTGATTTAGTTGGTTTGTATTCATTCCTGTTTCTAGGAGAACCACCATTATACCCTATATTATTAATAATACCCATTAAAGTCCTAATTTTTTTAATTGAGAAATAGTATCAGCAGCAGATGTATGTAGTATTCCTATACCCCCCTGTGATATCCATTGATCTATATTTGATTTTCTATCATCAATTAATATGTGATTAGGAGCAGCATAATTTTGTTTATGTGATGCTTGTGCTAATGTTAATTTTATACCAGGCATATTATTTCTTACCCATAATCTTTTACCTAATCTAGATGTTGAAGATCTTGAAGGAGAAGATAATAACTCTGTATCATAATCTTTAATATAATCCCAATATTGTTTTCCATCTTCCATCCAAGGCATTCCTACCCAAAATCCAACTTTACCAGTTCCATCAATTAACTCCCAAAATTTTTCTTTACCGAATTTTTTTTCATAATCTCTAGGTGCTATTCCTTTTGAATATTTTTTAAATGATTCATCAAAATCAGTTAATACTCCATCCATATCAGAAAATATTTTATAATTTTCTGACTCCACTATTGGGTGATCCATTTCAATATCTTTTGCAAGCATATCACTATTAATAGCTTCTTCTAAACCCATAGCTAATTCTCTAGCATATGCATTTAAACCAAATGGATCTTTTGTTTTTTTCTTTTCCTCTATACTAGATGTAATATCGCCATCTAAAGAATCAGTCCAATTTCTAAATACCATATTACCTTCTTGATAAGCTTCTCTTTCAATTGCATCTAAATCTTCACTATCATTAGTATTATTAGTATTAATGTTATTTAATCTATCTTCTAACCATTGAGTATGGTGAACCATTTCATGAGAAAATGATCTTACTATATCTTTTGGATGTCTACCTTCAGTATATAAAGCTATTATTTGACTATTAGGATCATAATAAGCAGTTTTTCCAAAAAAATCTTTAGCATTTTCATTATCCCCATCTATAAATTCTATTTTAGGTAAAGGTTCTATATTTCTACCCTTTTCTATCATATAATTAGTTAAATCTTGAATCATTTGTTTATAATCAATATAATCAGAATATGTAGCATTTTCATTTAAATATTCTTTATCTAATTGTGGGTGATATCCTAAATATACATTTTTAATATCCCCAAATGACTCACCGTCACCTCTTAATTCTGCAGGAACAATATTATCAGGTGTTTCATACCAATATTGTACATCATACCCTCCATCACTTTTCCAAGTAACAATTAAACCTCTTTCATATTTTTCTGAATCTGCTTGTAATATTACTGGTTCATCTACTGGTAATACAATATTATTTTCTTTTATTAATTTTATTATTTTTTCCTCTAAAGCAATTACAGGTGTTGATGTTTTAAAATCTTTTTTTCTCATAACAGTTTTTGCAACTAAATCAATATCATTAGGCATTACATTTATAGCAAATGGAATGTTAATGTTACTATTAAAATCTTTTACTACAGCATCAAAGTCATTATCAATTTTAGATAAAGATTTACCATGTTTTTTATGTAAACGTTTAAACATACCTATGAGTTCAGCTACTGATATAGGTTTATTATTACGTTTATCATTTAATCTATCTAAAAAATGTTTTGTAAATTCAATATCAATTCCTAATTTAGCAAATAATTTATCAGCATAATCTTCAATACTATCTAATTGAGTTTTAGTTACATTTTCATTTATACTCATCATCATATCATATGATTTTGTTTTTAAATCATTTAATTGTCCTACAAAATCAGTTCTTCTTAAAACTTTAAAAGCTAAATTTTCTACACTATACTCTCCTCCTTTTAAAAGACCTGATGATCTCATATTTCTTAATCTTTCTTTTATTGAATTAACTAAGTCAATTACTTTTTGATATTCACCCCTATTAAATAATATTTCAATTTGAGGTAATTGAGTTAAATATCCTTCAGCTTTTGATTTAATATCCTCTTTATCTATAACAATTTTATTTAAAACAGGTTCATTAATCCATTCATCATTTAATATTGAATACAATCCTGAAGCTGTATGATCATCGTTTTCATCCTCAACATAAACTTCAACTGGGTACCCAAACATATCTATATCATGTGTTTGGTTCCAAATTGATTTTTTAGCTAAAAAGTAATCTCTTGCAAATTCTTCATTATCTGCTATTTGGGAATAATCTAATACTAAATGTAAATCAACATCTGAAAATTTAGACCAATTATAATTTGCTAAACTCCCAGTTAATTTAATATCTTTTAATATTGTACCTTCAGGTAATTCTAATGAATCAAAAAAATCTTGAGCAATAACTAATAATTTTTCTCTAATTTCAGGTTTTAATTTATTATCCTCCCAAACATCTGCAACTAGTGTGTCTTGTATATTAAATGAGTTTATAACTTCAGAAGGTATATCTTCATTTAATTTTTCAGCTGGTTTTAGTATATTATAAACTTCAATTTTTTCATCTATTGTTAATTCAAACGGAAGATATTTAATAAATTCTTCTTGAGATGTTGTTAATGCTTTTCTAGCATTTGTACCGCTCATATTTGGATCATAAGTAGGAATAACTTTAACTTCAATATTAGGATATTTTTCTTTTAAATTTCCTGTTCTAGCTGCTACATCCAATAAATCATCATCTCTTCCTTCTCTATAACCAATAACAAAATAAATAGTATCTTGTGGGTTATTTTTTGCTAAACGAAGAATATCTCCAATAGGTTGTTTAACTGGTTCTATTTTAACCTTATTTGCTAAATAGTTGTGGTATATATCCCATACTAAAGTAGATTCTTCTTGATCCATTCCTTCTCTTTCTTTAGCACCTACATAAATAATAAATTCATCAATTTCAGGATAATCATCTAATGCCTTTTTTACTATAGCAAAATGTCCTGCTGTTGGAGGTTTAAATCCTCCCCCGTATGCTGCTAATACTTTACCCATTTAAAAATTGTTTTAATCTCATTTGTGCCTCTTCTTTAGATATAGTGTATTCAACTACATCATATATAAAATCATCACTTAACATAGCTTGGATTTCTTCTTTATCTTTAGCCTTTCTTTCATCAGATTTTTTCTGTTGTGATGGTGTTTTAGGTTTTGTGCCCGTGGGTTTGAATGGTTCAAGATATTTATCTATGATTTTATCTATATCTTGCATTCTATCATCTAAGGTATTAGCTACAGCAACAAAATTATCACCAAATAAATCAGCATATTTAGGTAAATTATCTGTTACACTTTTCCAAGTACGCATTACAATAGCAGGTGCTAAACTTCTATCTTTACCCTCTGATTTTTCATATCTATCTTGGTTTTGACTTAGGGAACGTTGTAAATCTGTATAAACATAAAGCATAAATACTTCATATCCTGCTTCTTCTAATTCATTTTTTAATTTAGATGTTGCATTATATGAAGCTCCTGTACCGTCTAAAATAAATGATTCTTTTCCATCTATAGTAGCATCTACATCACCTTTGAATTGTTTATTTGCTGCTGCCATTTGTTTAGCTTGCTCACTTCTTTCTTCAGGAGTAGCATTTTTTAAATCTAGAGTAACATTAGCTTTTTTTAATAAAGGAACATAAATATCATCTACATTTAATATTTTTATACCTCCTAAATCTAAACCCCGTAATATATAGCCTTTACCTGCTCCTGGGGCTCCTGCTAATATAATGGCTTTTGGTTTATTTATTGCTTCTTTTAAAATGTTAATTAAGCTTATCATAATATAATTTTATTATAAATATTACAATTTTCTTTTAGCTGTAGTTTTAAATTCAGTAAATATAGGAGAATGTCTTGGATTTTCTAAATCAAATAATTTTTTTACTGTTTTAAATATATCTATGTTGTCTTCTTGTGAACGTTTTGATTCATACATTTCCCATCCTTTACCTTGCATTGCGCCTTCCTTAGGTCCTCGTTTTGAGGATTTTAACCATAGTATACCATAATGGTCTGCTTTTTTACCATAACATTCTTCATAACATTTTCCATAAACTGCTGTTTGTAAATCGTAAGTTGTTTGTAAATGATTTGATGTTTTAAAATCAATAATCCATAATTTACCATCTATTTCACATACCATATCACAAGTACCTGCTACTTTTAATTCATCAGAAAATAAATGTACTTCGGTTTCAATTAAAGTTGGATTATAGGTTTCCCACCAATCTACAAACTTTAAAAACATTTGCCATACGTCAGGATTATACATTGGAATTCCATTTTGTAAAAAATTTAATTCTTTACCATTAAGATAATCTTCACACATTTCATGTACTTGAGTACCTTCTTCTCCTGCTTTTCTAACAATCCAATCTGCACTATATCCTACTTTTTTTAGCCAATCTTGAAAGAATTTACCTTTAGGGTAATAACTTAAAACATATGTTATTGATGGGTAATATTTACCATTTCTTCTATAATATCTAGAATCAGGTAAGGTAATTTGTTTTGCATCTTCAGAAATTTGTAATATTCTGTTATAAGATTTTTTTATTATTTTTTTCGTCATACTGAGAATAACTTCTTTTCCATTAAATTATATTGTGTTAATGGGGTTGTATTTTGGATTAATTTTGTAAAATGATTAAATCCCATTTCACTAGGGTCTTTCCCTTTTAATTCTACTAAATATACTTCTTTACCTTCATTTATAAATTCTTCAGCAAATCTAATTGCTTGTTTTATAGCATCTGTATCTAACGCTATGTATATTTTTTTAACTGTTGATGTTACTATCTTTTTCATTAAATTAGATTGAATATTTTTACCTAATAAAGGTATTGCATTTCTTTTTATAGCAATAGCATCAAACATTCCCTCACATAATACAAGAGGTAAATTCCAATTTATTAAATGTTCATTAGGGATTATATTTCTTGAGGAATCTGGGTTTCTAAATTTTATATATGGTTCTTTTTCAAATGAACGTGCTGTAAAATAATTTAATTTTCCTAAATAATCATAAGATGGAATAATAATCATATTATGATAATTTCCGTATTCACAATACCCTATATTATATTTTATAATATCGCTATCTGTAATACCTCTACTTTTTAAATAATAATATGCCTGTTTCCATGTTATAGTTTTATCATCTGGAAATATAGGAACAAATTCTTCAGGTAATTTTACATCTATTGTTTTTTCTATTATTTCATATTCTGTTTCTTCTGCTACTAATTTATATAATTCTGTAAATTTATCTGTTGGGGCTTTTACTTGTTTAAATAAATTTGATATTCTAGTACCTTTTTTATTACATACCCAACAATGCCATGGATTATATCCTTTTTTATTTTCTGAAAAATTAACTTCTAATTTAGGTTTAGTATGATTACAAAAAGGACAATGGTAAGATTGATTACCCCTTGCAGTACGTTTACCGTTGCCTAATACAGAATTAACTAGGTTAACTAATAGTTCATTTATCATATGGGGAATATACGGAAATTATTTTATGTCTCCAAAGTCACGTGTAAAAAACTTACCTAATATATTATCATTAAAATACTCATCTGGTTTTTGTAGAACTTCATATAAAAATTGATATTTAGTTTCAAAATAAGTTAAAGATTTTTTACTAGTACATAAATGCAATATTTCTCTTTTAAAATTTTTTTTATCTTCTTTTTTTAAGAGTTCTGTAAGTTGTTTATTGGATCCAAAATATGTTTTCCAATCAGATTCTTTTGAAACTATTTTAAATTTAGGAGGTCTACCTTTTTGACCCTCAAATATTTTTAATTCTTTTTTACCTAATTTTTGTTTACGAGTAAAAACAAGAAATTTTTTACCAATATATTTTTTATTTGAAGGGATATGGGTTGTAACATATACAAATCCCATTATGTTAGTATCAAAATCATTAATGGAATTTATTTCTTTATTTCTATATATCCACTTATCCATTATGAAATATCAAAATTAACTAATACAGTTGTATCTGAAAATTTAGATATAGGTGTTGGGTTTGATAGTTTACCTACAGCTAATAATTGTTTATTATCATCATATAAACCTACAGTAGTTAAGTATGGAGAAAAATAAGATCCAGTCATATCATTTCTATAAGTAGATTGATCAAATGAAAAATTAGTAAAAGCTTCTGGTTGGAGTTCTAACTGTATTTGAGGATAACCTGCTTGAATCATACCTACGGGTTGACCCGGTGTATAGCCTTTCCAAGAATTATCTGAATTATTTGGTGTAGAAGGAAAGCCTGCATATTGGACTGTTATTGAATCTAAAGTAAGATTTTGAATTGTACCTCCAACTACTATAGTTGCTGTAAATTGTGGGCTGACTACATTAGGATCTAAAGAACCACCTGTAAATTGAAATAATAAATCTGTATAAGTACCAGGTGAAAAGTTTACATTACTTTGAAAATAAGTTATACTTGATAATAAAGCATCTTTTTCTGTTGATAATACTGATTTATTTAATAATGACGTTGGGTTTTGTGTATAGGTAAATTCATTTTCTCCTGCTGTACATTCATAAGAATGTTCATATAATCTATATGATGATGAATAGAATAAAAAATTATTATCTAATCCTGATGATCCTAATCCACCATCTAAATAACCATTCATTTCTTTTCCAAAATTTTCTAATCCACCAGATGTAAATGTAATTATACCATGAGAATAAAAAATATTACCTACATATATAACTTTATTTCCTTGACCTGATAATGATTGAGAATAATATAAATTTCCTTCTCCATCATCTTTTACATCCCATCTTCCTAAAATATTATTCATAGTCATTCCTGATCCTGTGTATCTCATTTCAAAAGTAGTAGGTACTATATTTTCTCCATATAATTTAGAAGGAATTGAAATAACAGAACATGAAGGGATTGTATTATTATGAAACGAACTTTGTATGAATCTTACTTGAGGTATAGTAGATTGTAAATAATTTTCATATCTAGGATTAGTTAAAACCCCTACAGTTCTATCTGAATCTATATTTGGATCTTGTACTCCTGGGATTAATACAGGTCTTTGAATTGTTGAAACTGTAGTAGAACCTGATGCATCTTGAGAAGATGAAATATAATTAGTATAATACATTTGTTTTACACTATGGTATACTCCTACTACTGATTTTTTAGATGTTTGACCTGATGTATTGGTTTCATTACCTATGTAAGGCAAATCATAACCTTGATAAAATTCTACTTGAGTAGTGGATCCAGTGCACTCATTAGGGGATAATCCAAACCCCTTCATAGCATCAAATGGAGTAATTACTACATCCTTAGTTGTTAATTGTTTGTATGCTCTCATTCATTTTAAAAATCTAACTTAACTCTTACTAACATTTCTTTAGTAAAATCTTTTGGCAATGGTCTTGATAATTTAGCTACTGCTAATAATTCATCAACATCATTATATAATCCTACTGTTGTAATATAAGTTTGTGGGTTATTTATAAATGAATTAAATACTACTTCACCTGTTGATCCCGAAATAAATGATGGATTTTCAGAATAATTAAATTCACTATTTTGGGCTCTAACAAAAACAAAATCAGAAGATAAAGCTTCTTCACTATTTAAAGTCCAACCTGATGAAGCTGAATATGCCATTCTTTGTAAACCTTCAATTACTTTAGCTGGGTTAGTATCATTTGTATTGGAGTTTCTTCCTGTTCCTAACGCTATACCAAATGAGTTAGCCATAGGAGCATCTAAAGCTGCGCCATTTAATAGTATCATTGATATATCCGGTAAAAACCAACCATATGAACCTGATGCTGATGATGTTCCACCTGCCCATCCATTAGGATTTTGTGATGTATTAACTGTACCAGCAGAACCTGAAACTAAATTAAATACTCTACCTGCATCTGTAAATGTTACTGATGGAGCTACTTTACTATCATCTGTTAATGTTAATTTTGATGTACTTGTAGATCCTGATATTTGGAAGGTTGTTGTTCCAGGAAGTAGTGATTGTTTATATCTAGCTCTTTCTATTGGTAATGCATAAAAATATGATGCTGAATAGTTACCAAATACAAATGAAGCGTTTTCATCTCCTAATATTAAAGTTCTATATTGACCATATGAAGTTCTTGAAGGTGAAATTCCAGGAACTAATGCATTATACCACAAACTTCCACTACCTTTAGAATCACAATAAGCTACATCAAATTGTAATGCTGATTCTGAATTAGATGTTACTAAATTATATACTGAATAATAAAATTGTGCTGTAGTAGTTGCTACTTGTACTGATGAAGTAAAGTATGTTTGTAGTGTTGGATTATTATTACTCCATACCGTAGCTGTAACTGAGTCTGTACTTATTACTAAATCTTCTGGTGTTAATGCTTTATATCCCATTTTTTATTTTTTTAAACTGCTGTTTTTGTTATCATAATTGGTACTTGTAATCTAGCTCCACTATCTCTTCCTACAATTGTTAATGTACCATATAATGTAGTTTGTGTACCAAATAATGTATTTACTCCTGTAGCTTGTAATGACAATGTAGTCCCAATTACTGTTTTAGAAACATTAGTTCCCATTGTTTGAGTTGAATTCATTGCTTGTGCTTGCGGAGTATCTATTCCAGTACCTACAAATCCATTTTCAGACATTAATCTTACATCTGATATTGTAAATGAATAACCTGATGATTCATTACTTGTTGTATTACCTAAATAATTTAATGTTGAAGGTGTAATTCCATCTTCATCTAATTGAGGCATCGATATATTAGTTCTAGCTATAGAAATTATAGGCATTTTAGCTGTTCCTCTAGGTAAAGTAGCTAATTTATATTTCATTACTTGAGTTTCATTAGGAAATGCTTCCATAAGAGGCATATTTTCAATAGCTTCTCCATAGTAAGCAGAGCCAGAGGGGTGAGTTGGATTATAAAGAGTATAATCTATTTCATCATCTGCTAAAGCAAATTGTGTTATTTTAAAAGAACCATCTCCTTTAGCTAGTAATTCCCTTCCTTTATTTGTCAAGATAGCATCTACTGTTATTACTTGATTATTTAAATATCCCATTATGTTAGTGTATTTTAGTTATAAATATATGTATTTTTAATTTTCACTCCAAATTATATTTTTCTTTTTTTTTATTTTGAAGGTTTTATATTATCATTCGTAAAGTTTCTTTTAGATTTTAATTGTTTTATTAAAGTCTGTGTGTTTTTTAATTGTTGTGGTGATAAATCATCTGGTATTAAATATCCATCACCTGTTGGAGTATTTATTCCATATGAACCTGATGGTTGTTTAATATCTACAACTACTCTATCATCTGCCTCTACTCTTTTTCTAATAGTAGCAGCAAATATTTGACCTAATGATCCTGATTTATTTGCATTTATTGGTAATTTCAATGTTCTTGGATCTGGATGTACTATAAATCTATTTGATTGAAGTCCAGCATCAGCTGGGATTGCACCATAAACAGATGTAGCATATGAAGCAGTATTTAGAAATGATTTCCAACCAGGTGTAGTACCACCTGATGAGAAATCGTTTGTTGGTGGCCATAAAGATGATGATAAACTATAATTTCCTATAAATTGATTTTGGTAAAATACCATATGAGTTGGATCAGTTGCTGAGTAACTAGGTAATAGACTCATTGAAATTTGTACTGCAATACTTCCAGATGAATTATATACACCACTAAAATAAGGGGATGTAGGATCAGTTGATTCTAAAATTCTAACATCCATTATAGAACCACTACCTGTTCCTGGCTGACCATCTAAAAAATAATTACCAGATAATCCTGTTCTCATAAAAACTTGACCATTAGTAGTACGTTTAGCATGAAAATTATTTGCTGTATAATTACCTACACCTGACATATCTCCTCTACTTTCAGTAGCCATCATTTGAAGTCTTTTATATAATTCTTCAGCTGAATATATACCTTCTTGGGGCAAAGCTGAACATGTAAACCATTGTGTTTCACCTTGTGAAACCCAATCTGATGTTGGAACTGCTTCAGTCCATATTGCTGGGGTTGGTTTAAAAATATCTACAACTGTAAAATCTTGATCAATAGTATTAACTTGTTTTGGAGCAGATCCTGTTGGAGAATATCGATATGTTACTCTAATTTCATCACCTACATCAACTGAAAGTGGTATATTAAAATCTTCGTAAGCTCCGACTTGAGATTCTGAGTAATTATATGAAAATAATTGTTTGGGATCATTAGGATTTTTTAAATTAGGCATTTGTTGATAAAATGCACTATAAGCACTACCTGTATTAAAATAATGAATATCTGTAGTATTATTAACATTACCAAATTTAATTGTTGGAGTTGAAAAATTTGCTTGAGAAAAAGCTCCTACAGCCCAACCTAGCAAGGCATCATAAGGGTAATTATAACCATTAGGGCTTTGTAAATATCCATATGATGCATTACTACCAGTTCCTTCAGACACAAAACCCCCGGATTGTACAAGATTATTAATGTCATTCATTCCTTGTAAATTAGGACCAACCCAATCATATAATGATGATACATCTTCAAATGCGATAGCAGGACCTTTTAATTCTAATATTCCTAAATCTTCTCCAGAAGCTGGTTCTTGTAAGAAAGATTGGTTAACTACAATTATAATTTCACCTGTTCCTCCTGGGGATGAAAATGCTGAATTTAATGTTGCTTCGTTAAATGTAATTGTATCACCTATTTTATATCCTTTACCTAATAAATCTGGGGTATCTATAATATTACCTGAAGAATAATTACTAATTTGTCTAATAAATCCAGCTCCACCACCTTGTATTGAAAATTTAAATTTACCTCCAATTCCTGCTCCTGATGTTGAAGAAGGAAGTACAGCAATAGGACTTGTACCAGGTGCACCACCATTATATCCTGTTGTATTATTTTTAATAACTATATCAGTAGCACCTGTATATATCATTTGACTCCATCCAGCTTTAAATGAATTAGGACAATATTTATAATCTCTTACTTCAAATAATGCATTATGTTGATTTTGACTACCAATGAACTTTCTTAAACCTTGACGTTCGTCTGGTTGAGCACCACTAATATCATCTATTCTTCCTCCAAAAATATTTAAACTTTCAGATGCTTCACTTTGATAATTTTTCACTTCAGGAGTATTTCCAAATCCTGTATACCATATAGGGATTGAAAAAGATTGGGTTACACATAATGTTGATGGTGTAATTTGATTTGTAAATTCTGTTTGAAATTCTGTTGCTCCTGCTATAATTTCATTAGATCCTACATTTAAAGCTGTATAATTAACAGTTACTTTTGATTCTGAATTTGATAAATCCCAATCAGCAACATCATAAAGAATTGAAGAATTATTATAAACAACACCAACTTTTCTAGTTTCCCAAAAAGTTGAGGATACATCTAATAAATTTTCATTATTACCATTTAACTGAATGATTTCAGCAGTTGGATTTCTCAATTTTGTTATTGATGATGTTGGAACTGTTATTAATGAATCTATAGCAAATGTAGTAGATCCAAAATATTGATCTGATTGGTGAGATGTTTTAAAATGAGCAAAATAAATAGGACGATAATCAATTACTGCTGTTTTACCAAACGATTTATCACCTTCATAA